ATGGATAAACACAGATTATACCATAGGATATACTGATTCAACTCCTGCATCAGTTCAGGAAACAGGAACAACTACTAAGGCATTGATAACAGATGGGTATTCTGATTTCTTAGATGGAGTGAATAAGGATCTTGGGGCTACATTCTTAGTTCAGGGAGATGAGAGATATCTATCAGGACTTGATACCTACAACTTGCCTGTTTTTCTAGGAGATACAGGAAGTGATTTTCAAGCAAATCATAGGAAGATAAAATATACAGGATCAGATGCCTCAACAGATACATTTACAATCTCAACATTTGTAGGATTAGCATCTAACCTAGCTGAGAATAGAGTTGTATTGATTCCTGCAGGAGTTCCAAATTTGCAGAATTTTATAGTAACAGAAGGAGGTACTTTTTCGCTACCTGATACTTTAGATTATTATGATATAGAGATTCTAGATGCATCAGATGTGGTGCAGGATAGCATCAGGATATACAATCAATGTGAGGCAAAGTATAGCCCTGTGCAATTGCAGTATGTGAATAGAAAAGGGATGTGGGATAGCATAACATTCTTTAAGAGAAAGGATGAGGATATAGCTATCAGCAAAGAGACATACAGGCAACAGATAGGATCAGCATCTTCATCAGGATATACTTGGGTAGATAACTCCAGAGGATTAAGGACATACAATCATGAGGTTAGAAAGACTACTACCTTAAATACAGGATTTGTAGATGAGGGATTGATTGATGAGATTCAGGATATGATGATGAGTGAGTATGTTATCATGACTATTAATAGAACAACTTCAAAGGTAGTTGATCAATATACCATTACTCAAGATTTCAGAGCAGTAAACATTACCACAGGATCATTGAGAGTACAGAAGCATATCAATGATAAGACAATCAATTACACATTACAGGTAGAATTTGCAACTCCTGAGAATGCAATGCTATGATAGAGATATATATTGGCTCAGAGAAGTTAGATCTGTTTAAGGATGAGGATGTGAATATCACATTGAGCATTCAGAATGTGAGGGATATCAGTAAATTATTTACAGACTTCACTCAGAATTTCTCAGTTCCTGCATCTAGAAATAACAATGATATCTTCAAGCATTATTACAATAGTGATGTATCTGGAGGATTTAGCGCATCACAGAGGCAGGATGCTATTATCTATTTGAATAAGGAAGTATTCAGAGAGGGGAGCATTGAGTTGAATGGCGTTAATATGGAGAATGGAAAGCCTTCAGCATATGAGGTTGTATTCTTCTCAGCAGGGGTAAATTTAAAGGACTTATTTGGAGAGGATGAGTTGATTGATTTAGATTTATCAGCATATGATCATTCCTATTCAGGATCTGTAATTAGGGGAGCAATGGAAGGGACTACTCCTCTTCATTCTGGGAATGTTATTTATCCATTGATATCTCCTGTTGCAGATTGGTTCTATGATTCTAGTTCCTCAGATCACAATGATAATGATATAGCATGGCACTCAACAAATAACACTCATGGATTAGATTACTTTGAGTTGAAACCCGCTATTAAGATTAGTAAGTTGATAGATGCAATAGAGAGCAAATATTCAATCACTTTTACAAGCACCTTTTTTGGAACAAGTAAGTTCACAGATTTATTCCTTTGGGGACATAGGAGAGAGGGTTATATGTTCAAGGATCAGGAGAATGGATTTACTGCTCAGAAGATAAATTTCACCTCAGCAACAGGAACAGGATTTGACATCACAGAAGATGTAGCAACTATACCTTCTACCTATTCAGATTTGCAATGGAGATATAGTATAACATCAACAAGTGATTATCAGGTGCATTTCTTTATCAATGGTGCATACTATTCTAGCAGATCTCATTCAGGGGATGTAACAGATGCAACAATGTTTTTTGTAGGTCTTAATACAGGGGATAAGATACAGATGAGGTTCTCACCTCCTGTGAATTGGGATGGATCAGCAGTAAGGATTCAGACTATAACGGCATCAGGGAGGGACTTTGATACTCCTAGCACTATCCTATGGACTGCTAGTAGGTCAGCAACTCAGAACATACAAACAGATGTAGAGATGAGTGATCAGATGCCTGAGATGAAGGTTTATGATTTTCTATCTGGATTGGTGAAGATGTTTAACCTAGTTATTGAGCCTACTTCTAGAACTGCATTTAATATAGAGCCTCTAGATGATTGGTATTCTTCAGGATCAACATATGAGATAACGGAATATGTAGATACAACATCTCAGAAGGTTAACAAGCCTGAATTGTATAAGAGGATATCATTCAAGTATCAGGAGGCTGATAGCTATCCTATGAGAGCATATAGGGAGACTAATGGAGGCAGAGGATATGGAGATTTAAATGCTGATTTTACTTTTGATGGAGGAGAGTTAGTTACTGAATCAACATTTGAGATAATGAGATATCAGAAGTTAGATGATCTCAATAATGGGGATGTGAATTTCCTAGTAGGAAAGAGCATAGATAAAGAGGGGGATCCATATATCGGTTCTCCTGTGATATTTTACTCTTCAGGAACATTAGATATCACATCCTACCCAATAGGGTTTCTAGATGAGACTGAGAGAACTACAACGGCAACGAATCAAGTATATTTATGTGCTAATGTGAATAATACAACGGCAGAAGATGTAACTCAGATGTTGACCTTTGGGCAGGAAGTAGATCCATTGCATGAGCAGAGTTATACACAGACCTTATATAATCAGTATTGGGAGGATTATGTAACGGATTTATATTCATTGAGCAGGAGGGTGTATTCTATGAAGGCAATACTTCCTTATAGCATCACATCCAGATTGAAGATGAATGATAAGTTAGATATCAATGGAAAGAGATATATCATCAATCAGATGAAGATTAACCTCAGGACAGAGGAAGCAGATATTGAACTTCTAAACGATATATGATGCAATTGGATTTTATAATTGAGCAACTCCGTATTCAAGAGGCAACAAATCAGGATCTGATGATTGCAAAAGGACAATGGAAGATTCTTACTAAATGGAGAGAAGCAAAGGAACAGATTAGATGGCAATTAAGAAAGAGATAGATATCAATGTAAATACTAAAGGTGCTGAGGATAGTGTGGATAATCTATCTTCAGGGCTTTCAGGTGTTGCTGCTCAAGCAGACAGATTAACAGGAGGATTGGTTTCTGGCTTTAGAAATGGAGTGAAGGGAATTAAGAATGCAGTAACAGGATTCAAGTCTTTAAGGGTTGCTATTGCAGCCACAGGAATTGGAGCATTACTGATTGCTATAACTGCTTTAACATCTTACTTCACCAAGACTCAGAGAGGGGCTGATAAGCTATCTCAGGCAATGAAAGGAATTGGTGCAGTAGTTGATGTGCTAGTTGATAGGATCTCAACCTTTGGAGAGGGATTATTCAAGATCATATCAGGAGACTTCTCAGAGGGCTTAGATATATTGAAGGGTACATTCAAAGGATTAGGAGATGAGATCAGGAATGAGGCTCAAGCAGCAGTTGAATTAGAAAAAGCCCAACAAGCATTAGAGGATAGACAGATTGCATTGATTAAGGTAAATGCAGAAAGGAGAGCATCTATTGAGAGATTACGATTAGAGGCAGAAGATGAATCTAAGAGCAATGAAGAAAGAGCCAATGCATTGAGGGAGGCTGCTAAATTGCAGAATGAGATTGCAGATGATGAGATTGCTATTGCTAAGGAGAGAGCGAGAATAGTTAGAGAAAGAGTAGCATTAGGGGAATCTACTAGGGATGATATCAGAGAACAGGCAGAAGCAGAGGCTAGAGTTATTGAATTAGAAGCAGAAAGAGATAGAAGGTTGAAATCCTTAATCACTAGATTGAATGCCTTTACAGATGCTCAAGATGGTGCTACTGAATCCTTAGGTAATTATGAGGAAGCATTTGCTAAGGTAGCTACTAAGGAAGTTCAATTTACTGCGGATTCAACAAATGCTCAAGCCTTGTTACATACTAAAATGAGGCAACGAATGGCTTTTGTAGATCAACAATATGCTGATCAAGCAGATAAGATTAGGAAGGATTCTATAAAGAAAACTAGAGAGCAGAAGATGATGGAACTGCAAATTATAGCAGGAGCATTAGGATCATTAGCCAATCTAGCAGGGGAAAATGCTCAAGCAGGAAAAGCGTTAAGTGCAGCAGAAGCAGTTATCAATACATACACAGGTGCTACTAAGGCACTTGCTCAGGGAGGTATCTTTGGGGCTATTGCAGCAGCAGGGGTTGTTGCTTCAGGTCTTGCATCAGTTAGGCAGATATATGCCACACCAATTCCTGCAACAACAGGATCAAGTGGAGGAGGAAGTGTACCAAGACCACAAATCTCAACTCCTAGTATATCACCTAGATTTGCATTAGATACGGCAGCATCTGATTTAGGAAACCAGATTACTCAATCTTTACAAGGGCAACCTGTGAGAGCATATGTAGTAAATCAGGATATCCAGAATGCGAATAAGTTAGATAGAAAAATAAAGGAAACGGCAACACTAGAATAATATGAAGTTTTTTGAGTTAGTATTGGATGAGGAGAAGCTATTGCATGGTATAGATGCAATCAGTATTGTTGAGCATCCTGCAATAGAGGAGGATTTTATCACCTTGAGCAAAGATTACAAATTTGAGTTTAAGGAGGTAGATCTTGAGAAGAGAGTTCTGATGGGTGCTGCTATGATTCCTGATAAGCCTATATACAGGAGAGATCAGGATGAGGAGTATTATGTATTCTTTACGAAGGAGACTATCAGGAGAGCATCTGAATTATATCTGATGAATGGTAAGCAGGGGAATGCTACCTTAGAGCATCAGGAGAAGATCACAGGCTTATCATTAGTTGAGAGTTGGATAATAGAAGATCCTGAGAAAGATAAGAGCAGAGCGTATGGCTTAGAGTATCCTGTGGGAACATGGATGGTTTCAATGAAAGTTAATAATGAAGATATCTGGGAGGAATATGTCAAAAGTGGAAAAGTTAAAGGTTTCAGCATTGAAGGATGGTTCATGCAAAGAGAATCCACTATTGAACTCAGTTCTCAATTATCAGAAATTGAATCAGAAGAAGCAGAACATCTCCTATCACTTTATCTATTGGGAGTAATAAAAGCTACTATCAAAGATGATAAGAGATACAAGTCAGGGAGAAAGTTGGAGATGGAGAGTTATAGAGACTACCCTGATTCAGTATCTAACAATGCGAAGAAAGGGATTGAACTCAATGAGAAGGGAGGAAATAAATGTGCTACTCAAGTTGGTAAAGTTAGGGCGCAACAATTAGCACAGAATCAACCTGTATCTGTTGAGACTATTAAGAGGATGTATTCATACCTGAGTAGAGCACAGGAGTATTATGATGAGGGAGATAAAGAATCCTGTGGATATATCAGCTATCTCCTTTGGGGAGGTTTATCAGGCAAGAGATGGGCTGAGAGTAAATTGAAAGAATTGGGAGAGTTATGAAAGTAACCCAAAATATTAGTTTTAAGTTGTTTAATTAGAAAAGTTCAGAAAAATGAATTTAACAGAAGTGTTTAAGAAGATTGAAATGGCATTAGCACCTTCAGAAGATGTTGCTCCAGAAGTACAGGAAGAGGTTAAGGTTGAAATGGCTACAATGAAACTAGCTAATGGTATTGTTGTAGAAGCAGAATCATTTGAAGCAGGTCAGAATGTATTCTTGATTGGTGAGGATGATGAGAAAGTAGCTGCTCCTGTTGGAGAGCATGAATTGGAAGATGGCAAGATCCTAGTTATTGAAGAGGAAGGAGTTATTAAGGAAATCAAAGAAGCTACTGAAGAGGTTGTTGAAGAAGAGCCTGTTGCTGAAGAAGAATCTACTGAGATGGCTGAAGAGATGGAGTATGTAAGCAAAGAAGAGTTTACTGCTGCAATGACAGAAATCAAAGAGATGATTGCTGCAATGATGCCTAAGGAAGAGCAATCTGCTGAGGAAGTGGTTGAGGAGAAAGTTGAGATGAGTGAAGTACCTGCTGCAAAGAAGGTAACTGCTGCTCCTGTTGAAAAGAAGCCTCAGGTACAGAACTTTTCAAAGTCAGGTAGAGGAACTACATTGGCTAGAATTTATAGTAAATTATCATAATTAAATAAAGAAGAAGAAAAATGGCTGATTCTATTACTAGTAGTTATGCAGGAGAATTTGCAGGGAAATACATTGCCGCTGCATTATTGAGTGCTGACACTTTAGATGGTGGCGGTATAACTATCCGCCCTAATGTGAAGTTCAAAGAAACAATGCGTACTCTTTCAACCAATGGATTGGTTAAGGATGCTGCTTGTGATTTCTCTGATGCTTCAGATGTAACAATTGCAGATCGTGTATTGACTCCAAAGGAGTTACAAGTGAACTTGCAATTATGTAAGAAAGACTTCCACAACCAATGGGAAGCTGAGCAAATGGGTTATGGTGCTTTTGATGAGTTACCTGCATCATTCACAGACTACTTAATCGGTTATGTAGCTGATAAGGTTGCTCAGAAAACAGAGCAAATGATTTGGGAAGGAACAGGCTCAACTAATGAGTTCTCTGGATTGACTACTCAAATTGCATTAGATGCTGACCTTCCTGCTGCTCAAGAGATTGCAGGTACAAGTGTTACTGCTGCTAATGTTATTGCTGAGTTAGGTTCTATTGTTGATGCAATCCCTAGTTCAGTTTACGGAAAAGAAGATCTTTACATCTATGTATCTCAAAACATTGCTCGTGCTTATGTTCGTGCTTTAGGTGGATTCTCTTCAGTAACTCTACAAAATGTAGCTGCTGCTGAAAATGTAGGTGTTGCAGGTATTGGTGCTAATGGTGTTGATAACAAGGGTACTATGTGGTACGGAATGGGACAGAACTTAGCATTTGATGGTGTGAAGTTGTTTGTTTGTTCAGGTCTTGCTGACAATACTGCAATGGCTGCTCAGAAGTCTAACCTATTCTTTGGTACAGGTCTTTTATCAGACCACAACGAAGTTAAGGTTCTGGATATGAGCGATTTGGACGCTTCTCAGAATGTGAGATTTGTGATGCGTTTTACCGCAGGTGTACAATACGGATTTGCTTCTGATAT